TTTGTTGGAACAGTTATTACTTCAAAAGTATTTGTTTCAAAGTCTGCATCTACATATCCTGCTCCAGGTGTTGTCACTGATGTAAATTTAAATAAATCTCCTGCAGATAATCCATGAGCTACTTTGTTTACAGTAACTGTAGCTGAAGTATCGGTAGTATCAAAAGTAATTCCTGTAATAGCAGTATCTAAAGGAGTAATATCATAAAATGATCCTTCATAATAAATTGCTAATATTTTATTTGTCCCGAGAGCAGCGTATCTTCTACCGTCTAGGTCTGCCCAAACGAGTTGTTCTCTAACAGCTCCAACTAATGTATCTCCATTAATCTGTTGCCACCCACCAATTTTTTCTGGTAATCCATATCTGAATCTAACAAAATCACCATCCGTCCATTGACCCTCGGCCCCTGTTTGTGTGACTTGTTTGTTAAACCCTGGTTGTATCTGTACATTTGTTAATGGCATAAGGTATTATACCTCAAATAAAGTGACAATTAAAGTTTAGCCTTTATTTAGTTTTTACTTCAGTTTCTTCAAAAGTAATTTGATTCATTATTTCTTTTTTATCTAATAATAAAAATTTTCTATGAGACTCAGTTATAACATGAGATAAATGATTTAAAAAATGCTTCATATTTATATAATTAAAAATCAATTTACCATTTTTTGAAATAGCTTTTTTTTCATGGTCTTCAAAAATGATAGTGCAGTCTTCTTTAGTATATTTAAATTTCATATGTACTCCTTAGTTTGTAACACCTAGACGAGGTCTTTTATCATAAATATAATCTTTAAACTCACCTTCAGCATCTACATAATGTAAAAATAATTGCATGTTGTAATCGCCTTCATACTCTTCTCTCCAGTGATCAAATTTAGCTCCTTGGTATATAACCCCATCTCCAGGTTTTATATCTATTTCTTCACCATCAATAAACAACGGCCATTTTTTATCTTGAGCAATGGTGATACTTACTGTGTATTCACAAGCTTTTCTATCTGTGTGTTTATTTAATGTTGAAAATTTATTATACATTCTCCAAAAAGAATAACTAGGTAAGAATTTTTTATTTACATGACTTGCTATCATGTCTTTTTTTAAAAGTAATACTCCATCTGTTATAGGATGACCATATCTATAAGTTTCTCCTAACTTTGTTTGTTTATCTTCAAATTTAGTAAAATTTACTTCATGAAATAGTTTTCCATATTGCCAAAGTATATTTAATTCATCTTTAGATAAGATGTTATTTATATAAGTATATTTATTTAAGAGAGCCATGATACAATTACAAATCTAGTTCCTTTTGTTGTTGGTGCAGCTGCATGTGGAAATAAAAAACTGCTAGGCCATATAACCATTGTACCAATTTCTGGTTTAATATCTAAGATAATTTTTTTATGTTCTGTGTCATAAAAATGTAAATGACCCCCTTCGTAATCATTATTTAAAAAAATAATAACAGATATTTCTCTTGGTATTTTAGCTGAACTATCTACATGAACTTTATAAAAACCACCCGCAGAATATTTTAACAATGTTATTTCTTGAGTATCATGAACTTGTGGTAAAATCTTTTTATCTTCTCTATATTTTTGATAAACTAAAAACATTCTTCTTTTTATATATTGATACCAATGAGTTTCAGTTATACTTTTTTCTAAATCTATATTATAATCTTCTACACATCTATTTGTGGTATCTACTACTTGTTCTCCATTTGGTCTGATAATAGAAGATGGTTTAAAATCTTTTTCTTTAAAAAATCTTATAAACGCAGAAACTTGTTGAGGACTTAAACAATTTTTATAAATACCTATACAATCTTTTATTTCCATGTTTTTTTGTTCCAGATACTATCTGTGTACCATCTAAATATTTTACTAGAATAATTAAATAAATCAGTCAATCTTTCTTCTTGGTTTTTTATAGATATTTTAGACTTCCAGTTTTCTTTTTTAAAAGGAAAAACAGAGGCTACAGGAGTTCCTTTTTCCAAAGTCCATCTTCCTTGTTTTTTAAATACACAAGGGAAGTTAGTAGGTATATTGGTATTTGAATCAACAATACCTGAGAGTATTTCAAATCTATCATCTAATCTATTTACAGGTGGTAAAAACAAAGCACTATATCCTTTAGGTAAGATTATAGTCCATGGATTTAAAATTTTATAAATAGGATAACCTAAATTTGCTTTTGAATATGGACAAGACATTCCTCCTACTTGATGTAACCCATGTATCTCTTCTCCATCATTAGTGTTGTTTATACCTTTAAGATATTTATTTTCTTGATGAACTTCTATCCATGTACCCACTTGATTCTTATTTTCATTAAAAGTATTAAAGTTAATTACTTGATCAATTGGATTTTTTAAAATATAGCCTGCCATCAAACTATCTAAGAAAGGCTTACAAGCCTTGATAGTCATTGCTCTATGATCTTGTGGATTAGGTACGTCTTTATACCATTGAGGTATATTTAATCTTGCTGGTTCAGGATGAATCTCTTTATCTTGAACAATTTGCTTGCTTGCTCTAAATTCAATTATTTTTTCATTCATTAAAATTCCATCGAAGACGGAATATGTATAGCATTTTTTTCTAAACAATCAACCCAAGTAATTCCATTTATAGGAAAACTTAAAGAACTTAAATCAAGCGCTGCTAAATTATCTTTAGTTGTAGTCCAAATAGCAGGTGGGTTTTCATAAATATTTATAGCTTTATCTATTTTAACAATTAAATTATTTATTTCAGTTTCAATTTCTTCTCTTGAAAAATCTCTAGTATTGCTATCAAATCTTACTTCAGGTCCTTGTTCAACTAAATCGTTTACAGATACAGCTTCTGCATGCCCATTAGTAAAACCTTTAATGCCTCTTGCAAAAGATAAGGCATCCGCATCTGATATTACTTCGGATGAAGCTAGTCCATTAGCTAACCAAAAATCTTTTGATGCATCATCCTCACACATCTTTGAAAAATATCCTAAATTATTTTTTAAAATATGTTTAGCCATTATTATGCTCCACTGTTATCGTAAGCTACTAAAAAACCACCGTTTCCAGAATTACCAGAGCCTTGAGGGAAATTTCCTCCATTACCACCAAGTCCAGCATCTGTGTAGAATGGTCCAGATCCACTAATACTATTTGTAGCACCAGGAGTACTTCCAGGGTTTCCCTGACTACCTACCATAAAGTATCCCCATTGACCACCGTTACCACCGTTTGCAGTTACACTTAAACCAGGTAAAGTTGTTGCATTTCCAGGTTTACCAACTCTGTTTGAGTTAGGCCCAGGATTTCCTCCTGCACCTCCATTACCTACACTAAAAGGATACGGTGTTCCACCAGTAACAGGAGTAAAGAATGCTCCAAAACCACCTTCTCCACCGAGACCACCGTTTCTTCCTGGGTTATCTCCACCGGTGCCACCGCCACCGCCACCGCCACAAGCATAAATTGTTGCATTGTTTGCAGCAGGGTTTACTGTGTAATTTCCAGATCCAGTACTTTGAGCAGCAATCATAATATCAAGAGCTCCACCAGCAGAGCCACTTGCAATTGAAGTAATTCTTCCATCAGCATCTACAGTAATATCTACTGTAGTATAAGCTCCTGCAGTAATTCCAGTTGAAATTAATTGATCTGGGCCAACTGAGTTTGTAGCAAGTTTTGCTTGCGTAATTGTTGATTGAGCAATTTTGTCAGCAGTAACTGCATTACTAGCTAATTTAGCTTCAGTTACATTTGCATTTGAAATTTTTGCAGTAGTCACTGCATTGTCAGAAAGTTTTGCAGTAGAAATTGCAGCATCATCAATTTGTGCTTGCGCAATTGTTCCACCTAAAGTGTTAAGTGCAATTTCATTTAAATTTGTTCCATCAGAATAAGCAGCAACAATTTTTGCTTCACCTGCAGTGAAGCCAGTTCCACTTACAGTTTTAATTGTAAGGTTTGTTACACCAGTTACAGCAGATAAATCTATAATATAAAATTTTTCAATTCCATCTGGAATAGTTACAGTAGATGCAGTTGTTAAAGTTCCAGTAAATTTTAAAACCATATTTCTTGCATTAGATATAGCTTTATCTGTCATTACAAGAGCAACAGTTCCACCATCAGAAAGTGCTACTGATTCAAAACCTGCAATCGCTTGTTGAATTAAGTTTAAGTTATTATTTGTATTATCACCCCATGTACCAGCGTTTTCGCCAGTGACCATTAGTTCGAGTTTTAAATCTGTTGAGTAACTAGATGCCATAAAAATTTCTCCTAAATAATTATAATTTTACCTTAATCATGCAGCCAAATCAACCTCTGTCCATGTATTGTTTACCCCAAGGTCAATCTCCTGCCATGATGTAATGTTTACCTGACCTGTAGAAATTGTAGCTGAAATTCCTGTAACAGGAACATTTGCTACTCCAGTAGCTGTAACAGAACCTACGGAACCTGTCAATTCTAGGCCTGTCACTCCCACTATTTGTTGAGGTATTTCTTCAGCTTGTCCTATGCTAGTTGTAAGCTCTTGTCCTATAACAGGCTCATTTGTAGATTGTTGTAATGAGATGTCCCCAATAGTTGAAGTTAATTCAACACCTGTAACAGGAACTTCTGTTAATAATCCTGCAACAGTTTGGCCTTGTGAGAATGTTCCTTGGAATAAAGTATCATCTGCAGATTTAATGACAGTTGATCCATTGGCTCCATCAAAGTGAAGTAAGAATTGTGTATCAGAATCAAATGAAAAAGCTTGAGTTGGTTCAGTAAAACTAGAGCCTCCGTATCTTGCAATATCTGAAACTCTAAACTCATCTATGTAACCATCAAAATCACCAAAACCATTTTTTCCAATACTGAATACGCCATTATCTTGTTTATTAGCTGTGGTAGCTGTATCTTCTAAAGTTCCGTTTTTATATATTCTGTGAGTGTTGCCTTCTCTTTCATAAGACAACATAGTCCA